ACAACGGTGCAACTCGCGGACTCCACCAACGCTTACAAGATCGCGGTCACTGTGGAAGACCCGTCTCAGTCGCGCGGTACGACTCCGCGCGGCAAGATCGAGGTGTTCACGGATGGTACGCCTGACTCGAATATCAATGGTCTTGTGATTGCCAAGGTCAATGCCGGTGTCGCGTCTGATGTGGCTCCGATGATTCGTAATAACGCTATCCTGATGGCGCGTGATCTTACCCAGCTTAACACCATTGACGCGGTGGACGGGCAGGAGGCTGTGACTATTGCCGATAATGTCCCTTATGTCAGGAAAGGTAATGCGTGGGTTTCCGATACGCCGAAAACCAGTTCCCACGACGGATGGTCCATAACCGAGTGCGTTAGAAATGGGTTTTGCACGATTAACGCAAATAAGACATATCAAGGTTCCACTGGTTCTTTCGTCAACCAAGAAGTGAAAGGCTACGAACCTCCGGCGTCTTCTGTCATGACTTACGGCACCTTAACGTGCCACGTGGGCACGACTGTCGTTTCTTCCGGTTATTGCCTTGTTGATTCGAAGAAGCTTCTGATTTCGTTCAACGGCTACGGCAATTCGATTTCCTTGACGGCAAACATTATCTATCCGATCAAGTATGGGGCCTAATACTCCCAGCAAACGGTGATGCGACCGCTCTGCAACGTGTTTTCGGAACCATACATTATGTAAATCTGTCCAGACGTGTTGATCACTGCCGAACGTAATCGTCTTACGCTTCAGCTTCCACACGCCACCGTTCCTGACATAAGGGGCATTATTGTATTGGTGTAAGATGCGATTATGATTGATATTTTCACGGCGATCATCGGCGTAGGCGGCGTAGCACTCGGAGGACTCATAACATGGCTAGCCAACCGACGGTCGGACCTGACCAGCGCGTATCAAGACCTAGTTTCCGCGCAGGGGGATATGAAACGGCAGATCGACGCGCAAGACCAGAAGATAAACGCGCTAATAAAGCATCGTGATGAGTTGCAATACACCATCGACTTGGAGACGGGATACATTCGTGCGTTGGGTCACTGGGTGTCGAAGGTCTGCGAGATTATCGATCCTGAATTTTTGGAGGGTTATCCTAAACCGTCGTTGCCTGATAATCTACGCGACCGTATTGCATCGCTTGAGGAACTGGCCGGAGATAATGACTAGCCGAGCCGTGTTATGAACTTGGCTCCTTTTTCACGCATGGTATCGGAAACGTTATTGTTTGTGAAAACCCGTATCTTCGTGTTCGTCTGAGTTACTCTCAGCATCGTGGCCAAATTCAATCGGGTAAACCCGTCTCCTTCCGTTAATTGTTCGCTTACAGTCGGGCCTAAATTCGTTATTCCACTGCTGCCACCGATATTGAGGTTCAGTCATCCGGTGTTGCTCGACATTGGCAGTGTAAGGGAGACGGAGTAATCGCCTACGGGTAGGTTAGTTACGTTCGCTCCTTTACTATCGTTCACGATAGATGCGCTGTCGAAGTCGTTATGCGTAAACGTCATACGCATTAGCGTTATGCCGTTGTTTACCTGCAATTGTCCGTCTGATCTACTGAAAGTCATTGCAGCGTATGGGTCGATCACAACGTTCTTCTGTTTCCAAATTCCACCGTTTCTAGCATAATGGGCATTATCGGTGATAATAATATCGATTCGTTTTTGATGTTAAAGTGATCCTATGAGACGTTTCAAACGGTGCATGATCATTATCATGTCGTTCTCTGTCGTCTCGTTGATAGTCCACGTTCTGATAACGGCCTACGCCGTTTTATGCATGGCGTGGCTGTTCTTCTACACGATCAGCCTATAGGAGGAGTTTCGATGGCTTTGAACGGTATCGACATTAGTAATTGGCAGGCTGGTATAGACCTGTCTGCTGTACCGTGTGATTTCGTCATCAGTAAGGCAACAGAGGGATGCTGGTATGTTTCAGCGGATTGCGCTCGGCAGGTGGAACAGGCGTTGAGTCTGGGAAAGTGTGTGGGCGTATACCATTACGCTAACGGCGGTAACGCCGTTTCCGAGGCTGACTACTTTGTGAACAATTGCGCGAATTGGGTCGGCAAGGTCGTATGGTGCTTGGACTGGGAGCAACAGGGTAACGGACTGGTCGGGTCTGGCGCGTCTGCTCAGCAGTGGATTAGGTCGTTCTGTGACCGCGTGTACGAGCGTACAGGCTCCCAGCCTATCGTCTACGTGGGAGCGTCCATGCTTAACGACGTGCAGAACATTGGTGATCGTGGATTGTGGGTAGCCCAGTACGCGAATATGGACGCTACTGGGTATCAGGATACGCCGTGGAACGAGGGCGCATATGCGTGCGCTATCCGCCAGTATTCGGGCAATGGTCGTCTGCCCGGATATTCAGGCAGTCTTGACCTTGACAAGTTCTATGGTGATGTGAATGCGTGGAACGCGTATAAGGCGGGTCATT